AAAAACGTACTCTCGAAAGAAACATTAATGCCGCTGGGCATGGTGATTGCCCTTTGTGGGGGTGTGGTCTGGATTAGCAGTCAGCTTACTAGTATTAATTATAAGCTAGATCTGCTGGAAGAGAAGCTGGAAGACAATTGGACTAGACGCGATATGGAAAATTGGGGATTAAGGCTTAAGATGGGAAATCCCGACATTTCTATCCCAGAACGGGTGAATTAAGCGATTATGTGGATAAAGAAGTGGATGCTTAGGGCTGTGGCCCACTGCTGAAAAGGCGCATAACTGTGCTAGTCTAGCATATGGTTCTGTTTGAGTAATTTTATTACTCTTTGCGTGAAAATTCTTTTTGTATTAATAAAGGTAGTGAGAGCATTTTCTAGCTTAAGAAGATTATCTTCGTTGATTTCTTTAGAATCAATGATATTTCCTATTTCTTCCTTTATCCAAGTTAAATCCGCTATTTCTGAAGAGTTTAACTTTCCTTCTAATTTTTTTATTTCTTTTATATTTTTCATAATATAACCACTTCGTGTCCTTCTCGCTTATAATGCCGTTTTCTTTGTATAGAGTGCTCTCGGAGGTATTTTTCTTTATCTAGAAAATCATAGATATATACTTGTTTTTTGGATTCATGCTTTCTTAATGCTCGACCTAGTGCTTGGAGTGTGGCGATTTCAGACTTCATTGATCGTGCGTTTATGAAATGGGTGATTTCTTCAATGTTAATACCTGTTTGGAGGATTTTAGTACCAATGAGGACGCTAGGTCCTCGATGTCTTCTGAATCGAGATATAGCTTTATACCTTTCCCCGATTGAATCATCCCCTTCCAGGAACTGGCACTCGCCTCCAAGTAGGTTTTCCAAGGTTCTTCCGTGATCAAGTGATTTGGTAAGTATAAGTATACGAGCCCTTTTGTTTTTTTGTTTAATGTCATCTACAATTTCTCTTATAGTTTTATTTCGTAAATCATTATTTACGATAAATTCCTCATATACCTCTAAATAAGACATATCTTCGTCAATTCCACTAGCTGTATACGCTCGATCTATGAGTTGGATAATGGGTTTTGTGAGGGTTCCGCTCTCTACGAGACCTGAGGTGTCTACAACGCTCCACACAGGCCCTAGTGCGCCCTCTAGGTTGTGTTTAGGGATATCATCGCTTGGTGGGGTTGCGGTGAATCCGATGCGATACAGGGCGTTAGGGAAGCTCCTGATGGCAGGCAGTGTAACTTTGCCGTTGGCGAACTCATGACACTCATCTATCATTAAAATTTCGGTTTCTTCTAGGTGAGTATCTAATATTTTTTCAATGCTTTGAACTGTGCAAAGCATAATATCCCCGTAAATATAGCCTTCCCCGTAACAAAGCCCAATATTATCCATACTACAGGTTTTAGTAAGAAAATCATAGGTTTGTGTTAGGAGTTGTTTTGCATTAAAAAGAAGTACCATCTTCCTTCCTGCGAAAGCTTTCACTAATCCAGCCATAATTAGAGTTTTTCCCGAACCTGTTGGAGATTTTACGATCCCTCGCTGATTGCATACCGCTTTTATTATTAGCTCTTCTTGGTAGTCGTAGTAGGTAAACCCCATAATTTGCCAATTTGCGGGGGTAATGTCGTTTTTTTGTTGAATATACTGTATATCAGGGTCACAGCCGATCTTTTCTAAATCTTTTAAAATTTTAGTAAGTAGCCCTGTTTTAAAAACACCTTGTTTACTAATGAAATGAATGCGTCCATCCCATCTTTTTGATTTATATGCAGAAGAGTACTGGTATCCTGGGGTGGGAAAACTGTATAGCTTATATAACGCTGTTAAGAGTTCAGGATTATCAGTCTCAATTCTTGAATTTATTGTGTCTACATGTATAATCATTAGACTATTATAGATAAGAACTTATGTCAATAATAGGAGTTTTTTATGCCAAATGAAACCAAACAAAACAATGCAAGCGGTCAAGAATCAGAGATTTTAGCCCAGTTACTAGAAAATCTTCCGTCACAAACTGAAATTGAAGTAACCGTACCTTCTAAAAATAAATTTTATACCCTTTTAGATCCTACAAAAGGGATAACGCTTAGACCGTTAACATTTGAGGATGAAAAAGACTTAGTTTCTAGCAAGTCAGCATCTTCGGACTTATTAAATACATTACTAACTAAATGTGTTACAAATATACCCGTTAATCAGATCCTTCAAATAGATAAATTGTTCTTAATCATGAAGATTAGGGAGATGTCGTATGGAGATGATTATAAAGCGTCCATTTCTTGCCCTAGCTGTAATGCTACGAATAGAGTTAGCTTTTTTCTGTCAGAACTAGGGGTCAACTATTTGGAAGAGGATGCACAGGACCCTTTGGAGGTCGAACTTCCTATTCTTAAAAAGAAAATTAAGATACGGAGACCCAGGGTTGCAGATGAGCAATACTTACTTACTAGTGAAAAGACTCTTGCGAACCTGTGGAGGTTTGTTGAAGAGATTGAAGGGCATACAAAGAAAACTATTATATCTGAAGTGGTTAAACAGCTTCCGTTAAGAGACGCTCATACTATTATAAATTTCTTAGGAGGGGAAGAGGTAGGTATTAATACCAATGTTCACTTTATATGCAATTATTGTGATCATAGTGGCGATATGACCCTTCCAATTACGGGCGATTTTTTTACAGGGAACTAAGTGCAGGTTTTAATTTAAAAGAACTTCTCTTAGAAGCCTATATATTAGTAAAAAGGTGCAACTTTACCTATTTTGATGTTAAGAAAATGCCTCGTAATGAAAGGGGGGTGTTTTTAGAACTCTATAAACAAGAAATAAGAGACGAAAACGATGCTATTAAACACAACAGTCCTCGTAGATCGAGAAAATAGACCCGCTGTTAACCAAAATGTTGGATTAAAAACATATTTTATTAATAACGGTGAGTATGTTGACCCTTATGAGGTTTGTAGCGTTCAAATATTCCGCAAATCAGACACATTAAGTCCTAACTCGGTATTAGATACTACCACAAATTTAGTTACAAGTGTACCTTTGATGGCTTTTGGGGCCTCGGCAACGCTTGAGGACGGGAGAGTCGTTAGATGCGTGAAACCCACAACAGTAAATCTACCACCTGAGTCCTACTGTGAAGGCTCGTTCGATCCAAGCAATTACCCTCTTAACGGAAGTATTACTGCTAGTGGTATCTATAGACAAGGAGTGGGTGAGTATGTCGTAGCACTTAATAATACGCTTAATCTATCTGGGTGGGATTATACTAGTAATACTATGTGTGCCGCTATTGATGTGTCCTCTGTGGGTGAGTATGTTGATATTTGGACAGTAAAACTAACCGCCGCATCTAAACCTCAAGTTTTTATTAATAACTTTACGCTATCGGAGGATACTTTCTTCGCATATACAGAAAGGTTAATGCTTACTACAAGTAATAAGCTGTTAAACAAAGATATTAGACTAGGCGAAGCTATTGACCTCAAGGTAACAACAGAAGCTACCATACAAAATAAGAATTTACCTCAATCTCTTATTAATATATTTAAAGATACAATTGTTACAGGCGCATCTTTTCAAGTAACAAAGATTAATTACGACGAACCCTTGAGAGGGAGTGTTTCGGTTACTGGCGTAGGTTCTGTGGAGATCACATCCGATAACACTATGCTTGCCCACTGGGACACCTCTACTATTGATGACGAGGTTGGAAGTAAGTATGGAACTTACAGCTTGCAAGCTACCTATGACATTTTAAACCAGACGATTATAAGTCCACTGTTTTACTTCACAGTGTCGTAAGGAGGTGATCAACGAGGTAGTCATAGTCATACTTTTGAGTATGATTATTGACAAATTCCTGTAACTTGGTTCCTTGCATATGGGCTTCGTTCCAATCCTTAACTTCTGAAGGTGGATGGCAGATGTAAATGTCTGCCATCCTTTTTATGCGGCGTAAATAATCAAACCGATTCACACCACGCTTCCCCGCCTCGTCGTTATCATAACCTATTATAAGTTTTCCGCGAAACTCTTCTAGTTGTTCTATTTGGTATTCGGATACTGAGCATCCCATAGTGCAGGTTGCGTTTACGCCTTGGTTCTGGAGGGAGATCGCATCTAAGGGTCCTTCACAGATTACAAGGTGATCAGCATCCTCGTCGTAAGGATACAAAATATGAGAAGGTTTAGGCCAATTGTCCGATGGGTTTAAGTACTTGGGGGTTTCTCCATTCAAGGCTCTTGCTTGATAGTAGTAGAACTCATCATCTTCATCTTTGAAAGGGATGATAAGCCTACCGTTTAGCTCAGACACATAAAAACAAGAGTCTTGAGTTTCCAAATTAAACAACCCTCGTTCGTATAGAAAGGCCCATGCTTTCTGTACTAAGGGTCTGGAGGTATCATAATCATCCAGAGTAACCTCCACCAGACCTAATTTTTTGGTAGAGTAAGGAGCAACTACCTTCTGTTCAGGGACTGCGGGAAGGGCAGGAGGGTTCTCTAATCCTTTAAAGAGAAGGTCAGCTTCTGCTTTATTATATGTGATGTCCTGAAGGAAGGCATATAGCTGGATAAAATTTCCTTTATTTCCGCTCTTGAAACATTGCCACAATCCACTATCTAAGTTGATGCTCATGTGTCGCTTATAATCATCAGCGACGAAGATGGACGGAACAATTAGTTCGGTATCGCTAGAAGAAAGTTTGTAGTTTTCTTTGAACTTTTCTAGCAAATAATCTCTAATAAACTGAGGTGAAACTATGTTTATAAATACCATATCAGAATCCAAGTCTAAAACTTTTACAGAGTGCCAGCTTAAGTACCGTTACCGCTATGTCGATAGAATTAAGGAAGAGCGATCTAATACCGATGCTTTGCATTTTGGGTCGTATATTCATAAGATTTTAGAGGATGGAGTGGCCGAGACAACGCTTGAGGGTCTTACTAATATAGCTGAGTCCGTCAAAAAAGACTACAGTTTTTCAGAAACTTATAATCCGAAGATCAAAACATGTCTCCAGAACTTCCTAAGGTTTAACGCTACCCTATCAGAAACGGTGGCAACCGAATTAGTTTACGAGGTTGTTTACGATGCGGAGAAGGACATTAAGTTGAACGGTATAATTGACCGTATTATTAAAGGAAAGGAAGGGGGCTACTTGGTTATTGATTACAAAACCTCCAAGCGAGAGCTAACGGAGTTTGATCTTTACCAAGATAGACAAATGCAAGGTTATGCTTATGCAGTACACAAAAAGCTAGGTGTCCCTCTTAATAAGATTACTGTTGCTCACTACTACCCTGTCAGCAACAACTTCGTTACTTGTAAGTATTCTCCAAATCAAATACAGAAATATCTAAAGGAGAAGATCGACCAGATCTGGAAGATACGAAAAATGAAGAAGGTGGAGTTTTGCGCGATGCAAAATCAATTCTGTAACTGGTGCGGGTACAAGAATCTGTGTCCCGTATTCAACGATAGTCGAATCGTAGAAGAACGGCTAACAGAGATTAAGAAAACCAAGAAAAAATAAACCCAGCTATCAGGAGCAGTAGCATGGAACTGCTAATCAATCCTACAATATAAGCAATCCCTATGAATAACCAATCACACTCAATTCCATGAGAAAGCTCTTCAGCCCACAGGTACTCAAAGATATCATTTTGGTCTTTGTTTGTCATTTATAATTAAAGGGTAGTATAGAGAAATATCTATCGTGTTAAAAAAGTTATCTACTTGTTCAGTAGAGTACCTACATTTCTTAGTAAGATAGTTATACAAACTACTAAGTTTAAGGATCTTTTGTTTTGTTAAGGATTCTAATAGTTTCAGTTGAAAATGTTTTATAAACTTTTCAGAGTACTTAAATCTCCACTTATTCATAAAGTCTTTATGTAGAGTGAAGTTAATTAAATCCATAAAATCAATAAGGTCAATATCTGTATTCATAAGCAATAATGTATATATAATATAAGAGAAGCTATGGTCAAATTGTCAAAAGAAATTCGAAATTTTTTAACGAATACTGCAGAAGGTAGTAGTAAGGTGATCTCTAGAGTCCCTGATGGCTCACCAGCCTATATACGCGCAGGGGATATATTTATTTTTCGATACTACTTACCACCTACAGATAAAATTCCAGGAACATTTGATCAAAGAGCCATACTGGTGGTAAGAAATAGGCGCACTACTAGTGGTATATTTACGAGCACCCAGAATAATGAGCTTGTAAGCTCCTTTAAATTAGAAGGTGAACCAGACCTAATTGTTAGTACAATTGTAGAGAACCTATATAAGAAGAGAAGGCGAGCTTCTTACTGGGGAAAGATACACCAGAGCTTAATTAAGATATTGGGGAAAGGTAGTTACAGAACCTATAAATTAGATCAAATGAAACAAGTATATAAAGTATATTACAAAGGACTTAAAGGAAGTAGACGATGACTCCACCCCCAGACGATGATCTAACACAACAGTATCTTGCTCGTATGGCCCTTGCCATGGATGAGCAGGTAAAGCTTCTTCAAAGGTTACAAAAGGGTCAAGATAAAGAGTTATCTGCTGAGGAGCAAGCTGCAAAACATGATGAGAAGCAGAAAAAGCTTGCGGAAGAGGCGAGTGATAGAAGAAGCGCGGCTTCAAAAGCTAGGATAAAAGCACTAACTTTAGGAAAAGCGCAGAATTACCTTCTGAGCCAAGCTAAAAAATCTATTGTGCAGTCCTATGATGCTCAGAAAGAGGCTATGAAAAGAGGAACTCACCTCTCTAAACTGACCTCCAGACATGAAAAAACTATGGAGAGCCTTTATTCTGGACAAAATAAGCACATGGTAGCTTTAGCAGGGTGGGCTGAAACCCGTGAAGTCATGTTACATATGATTAATAATCAATTACGGCAACAAAACGAAGGCGTAATGTTTATGGCTACTAACGCAAAGCTCACAGGCCAGAAGTGGGATAAAATTGTAAAACAATTTTCCACTACTCTTGCAGGAAGTAGGATGACAAATGGGGAATTATCTGATATTGCTATAAATTTAGAGCGAATGGCAGCGGCTTTTCAAATGACGGCAAGTGAAATGGTTGATGAGCTTAAAGCCTTAAAGGATGATAAAGATAGGTTTGATGTGTTAGGGTTAACTAAAGAAGCAGCCTTAGCCGCTGGAACGATGGGAACAATTTTTGGTCCTGAGATGAAGGGTGCGGGAGCAGCATTATTAGGGCGATTAACTAAGTTTGAGAATCTTCCTATGCAGGTTATGTTAGGTATTCAAGGCGAGGTGAACCGTTTCTTAGGTGGAGATGCACAAGCAGGTGTATCTGCCATTACGAAGGCCGCTCAGTTTATGTTTGAGAAGGCTGGGGAGATGGGCGTATTGGATAGGAAGGGGATGGTATCCGAACAGGGACGAGCTATTATGCAGGCTATTTATGGTGACGATTCTCTAACCCTAATACGGATGCATCAAAACAGGATGCGTCGAATGCTAGAACCACAACTTGGCCCAGACGCTGCAGGTTTTGTAGGCAGAGGTGCTGCGACTGTTGCAGCGATGGAAAGTAGGGGCAAACATATTGTGGATAAAGGATTGGTGGATCCTCTTACTGAAGCTGTCTCTAATGCCCTTGGCTCTCCACAAGCAGTCAAAGCTTATCAACTCTCAATGGGTATAGCTATGTATTACGCAGCAAACTCCATGTCTAAAAGGTTTGGAGGGGCAGACCTCCCAACTCGTATTTTTGGACCAGACATAAAACCTGGAGGGGTCAAGATAAATCGTACAAACCTACAGGCTTCGAAGGTAAGCAAGGGTGCTTTCGGCAGGATAAATAAAGAGTTAGCGGAACTAGGAATCGACGCAGGCGATAAAACAGTAACTAAAAAAATGAGAACGGCTATTGCCGAGTGGGCAAGTTCTGAGGCTGCTGCAGGCTTAAGCGATAAAGCATTTGAAAAAGAATTCCAAAAGCAATTAGGAAAGCATCTCCCTGCAGAGGCTATGGAGAATGTGTTGGAAAAAATGGTTAACAAGAGGGCAGCCAAATCGATAGGTAAGAAAGTATTTAAATCAATTCCAATCATTGCGGCTATTCCTACTCTATGGTACACAGCAGATGCCCTCTTAGAAGGAAACCTTGGTCGTGCAACCGGAGAATTTATTTCAGGGGCAGCAGGTACTTTCGGTGGTCCTTGGGGATCCGCAGCCGCTGCTGGAATTGATATAGGGCTTATGATTGATGAAATAAAGCCCTTGCTTGAAGCCCAAGCACTGGGTGCATATGAGGCAGGTGTCGCGCAACACGGAAGGCAAAAATGGGAGGAAAT